GCTCCTATTCTTATGTTGACATTAAGAAAAAGCGATAAAAAATCGTATGAGACATTAAGTAAGGTTTTAGTAAAAGGTGCAAATGATAAAGACGCACTTGAAGTAGCGGAATTTTTGTATGCTGCCTACAAAAATGCAAATCAGGACGAAGATTGCATGTCGTTTACAGAGTTTTTTGAAAATATGGACCAGGACTGGAGAAAGAACATGGAAGTGATTAATGAGATGTATTCGCCGTCAAAAAAGCAGGATTCCGGGACGGATTCCGAAGAGTAACACGTAAGAAAGCAAAAGGCTATTTAAGACTTCCACGGTTCGAGATTGAAACCGTGGAAGATATGTACGTCTATTACGTGATTATGAATGGAATCAGTGAGGATGTATTCTGGTATTCGGAATATAATTCCCTGCTTACGATCCTGGAAGACAAATATGCATATGAAGCGTGGAAGGCATATGCAGAAGAACAGATGCTGGAGAGAGGGTGATTGATTAAGTAACAGAGAAGCAAGCGTAAAGTTCCGAGCAGATACGAAAGAACTGACGAGCGGGCTGAAACAGGCAGAATCGTCATTGAAAGCGTTACGTGCGGAGTTGAAACTGAATGAAACGCAAATGAAGGGAACTGGGGAATCAACGGACACCCTGGAAAAGAGAGAAAAGCTCCTGCAGAAAGAGCTGGAGGCAAGTGGCCAGAAAGTGGAGCTGCTGACCGGGAAAATGGAAGCAGCAAAAGCCATATTCGGGGAAAACTCGATTGAAGCGAATAACTGGAGTGCAAAACTTGCGGACGCAAAAAGAGCACAGGAGGCTATCTCACAAGAACTCTCACAGACATCTGCAAAACTGGAAGAACAGAGAAACGCAGAGACACAGCTGTCTGCGGAGCAGCTGAAAGCAGCAGAAGAAGCAAAGAAACAAGCGGAAGCAGAAGAACAGCTAAGAACAGCTGTTGGACAGGCAGATAGTAAGATTCGGGAACTGGATCAAGAACTACAGCTGAACGAAACAAAACTGGATGGAGCAAAGAATAAAACAGACCTCTTGAAAGAACGCCAGAAACTTCTTGGACAGGAATCAAAAGCAGCTGCAGACAAGACGAAGATCTTGCGGGATGCACTGGATGAATGCGCCAGGGAAGTTGGAGAGGATTCCGAAAAGTACGCAGAATTAAAAACGGAACTGATGGAATCCAAGATCAAACAGGAAGAGATCCGGAATGAGATCAAGAAGACTTCAGAGGAATTAAGAAATCAAAAGACAGCCATTCAGTCATTTGGCGAGGGACTTGGAAAATTCGGCGAAGGGACAGAAAAAGTTGGCCAGAACTTGAAAGTAGCCAGCACGGCGGCGGCTGGAGCATTGGCCGGAGCCGGGACGGCAGCAGTGCAGTTTGAATCTGCTTTTGCTGGTGTCAAAAAAACATCAGATGAAGTATTTGATGCAAACGGCAAGTGCGTATACAGTTACCAACAGTTGGAAGATGGAATCCGGAGCATGGCAAAAGAGATTCCAGCATCTACAACGGAGATTTCTGAGGTTGCAGAAGCTGCCGGACAGTTAGGCATTAAGACTCAGGACGTCTTAGGATTTACCCGCGTTATGATCGACATGGGTAATTCTACCAACCTGTCGGCAGAAGATGCAGCAACATCTATTGCGAAATTCGCAAATATTACCGGCTTAGCGGCAGACACCTCTATGAGTGCGGATGAAAAATATAAGAAGATGGGAAGCACCATTGTAGACCTGGGTAACAACTACGCCACCACTGAGGCAGACATCATGAATATGGCAACTAATCTTGCATCCGCAGGTACGCAGGTAGGAATGTCAGAATCTGACATTCTTGCACTGGCTACGGCGTTAAGTTCAGTTGGAATGGAAGCACAGGCGGGCGGTACGGCATTCAGCAAAGCATTAATTGAAATGCAGCTTGCTGTAGAAACTAACAGTGATTCGTTAAAGGACTGGGCGGACGTAGCTGGAATGAGCACCAGCGAATTCTCCAAGAGATTCAAGGAAGACGCTACAGGCGCACTGGAAGCATTCATCGAAGGTCTTTCAAAATGCGGAGGAGAAAGCGACTCCGCTATCAAAGTCTTAAATGATATGGGCATAACAGAAACGAGAATGCGTGATGCATTACTAAGATCTGCGAATGCAAGTGATGTATTTACGTCCGCGATCGACACCGGAAAGAACGCTTGGGAAGAGAATACAGCATTAACCAATGAGGCAAATAAACGATATGAAACGACCGCATCAAAGCTGTCGATCATGAAGAACAACCTGTATGATGCCGGAATCACCCTTGGGAATATCTTTCTCCCGATGATTGCGGAAGGGACACAGAAAATCACAGGATTAGCACAGAAAATTGATGATCTGGACGGCGGACAGCAGAGAATGATACTCGGCATCATGGGAATAGTTGCGGTATTGTCTCCATTGCTGATCGGCATCGGGAAGGTGTCTATCGGAATATCTTCGGTTATTGGACTCGGAGCAAAAATAAGCGGGCTTTTTGCCGGAACTGCAGTAGCGGCAGCGGAAGCTGGAACAGCCGCAGAAGGAGCTGGAGTTGCGATGGCAGGGGCTGGAGGAGTGGCTCTAGGACCAATTCTATTAGTAACAGCTGCAATAGCCGGAGTGGTGGCTGGAATGGTTCTCTTATGGAATAAAAGCGAATCATTCAGAGATTTCATAACAGGAATTATTGACACTGTAAAAAGTTCTATCACAGGGTTCCTAGACGGAATCAATATTGATGAAAAACTAAGCGGAATAAAAAGTGCAATATCCGGACTGGGCGATAAGCTGTCTGGGCTTGAAAATCTATTTAAGGCGATCGGCGCAATTTTGGCAGCAGTTTTGGTACCGGCGATCGGACTACTGGCAGCAGGTTTCGGCGCTGTCTTAAACATGATTGAACCGTTAATTGGCGCGGTCGGAGGAATTATAGATATACTGTCCGGACTGGGCGATATGATAGTTGGAGTGTTCACTGGTGATATAGATCTGGCAAAAGCAGGCCTGAAATTGTTTGGGACAGGCATTGTAGAAGTATTTAGTGGATTATGGGGAGAAATAACAGGTGCACTGGATGGATTCGCTTCAGGACTTGTAGGTTTCTTCGGAACTTTAATACATATTTGTGGCATAGATACGTTTATAAGCGGTGTCATAGAAAAAATTACGGGTATTGCAGAAAAAATTTCGAATACATTACAAATAATCACCGGCATTGTGGGCGATGGAATTGCATCGATATTGGAAAAAGTATCGGGAATATTCCAAACAATCGGTAATATTATAACGGTTGGCGTTATGTTGATTGGAGAAATAATATCGGCAGCGTTCCAGATTATCACATTGCCATTCCAATTCATATGGGTGAACTGCAAAGATACAGTTATACAGGTATGGAATGAAATAAGTACGAGAATCAGTGGTGTTATAGATACGATCGCAACAATAGTGTTAAACGGATTTGCACTTGTGAAAACATATATCATATCTCCGATCAGCGGCGCATTTACGATGGTTGTAAGCGTATTCGAAGGAATTAAGAGTGGAATCACCACAAGAATAAATGGTGTGAAAACATTGGCAAAGGCAGGATTCGAAACTGTAAAAAGCAATATTACGGGACCGATTAACAGTGCAAAAAGCATGGCGATAAGTATATTCGAAGGAATTAAGAGTGGAATCACCACTAGAATTAACGGCGCACGAAACGCGGTAAAAAATGCGATATCGATTATTAAAAGTGCTTTTCATTTTTCTTGGAAACTTCCAGACTTAAAGTTGCCGCACATAAATATCGAAGGAAAATTTTCTTTGACACCTCCATCAGTACCACATTTCAGTATCGCCTGGCGCGCAAAAGGAGCGATATTCGACCAACCTACCATATTCCCTACCCGTCTCGGATGGCAGGGAGTAGGCGAAGCAGGACCGGAAGCAGTCACACCGATCACAGTACTCCAGACGTATGTAGCAGATGCTGTTGAGAGAGGACTAGAACGATTACAGAGAACAGAAAGAGATCCAATAGACTATGACAGACTTGCCATGGCTATGGCAAAAGTACATACTACTGTGGAATACAATGGCAGAGAATTTGGACGAGTGATAAGAGAGGTTACTGAATGATATATTATGAAAATAATAATGGAACCAGGATGGATTTGGATAACTGGCCAGTGGTAATCGAGGATATTACGGAATTATACGGGAAAGAGTGGAAATATTCCGCAACGGAAAATGTAAATGCAAATAGAAAAAAGTTGGATAAATTCTATAGGACCGGAATGAGCAAAAAAATAACATTGCAAGTATACGCGGATACAAAAGAAGAATATTGCGATGTAATGGACCAGCTGAACGAAATAACAGATATAGACATCATTGAAAAAAAGCCTGGAAAACTATGGGTGGGAGATTATTATCTGGAATGTTATATAACAGAATTAAATCCGAAAGAGTACGATGAGATATTCTATACAGTAGATGTGGACGCTACAGTAGAAGCGTTCACGCCTTACTGGATCGGCAAAAAAACATATACATTTCACAGCTATGGAATCACGTCTAGTGATAATAAACGGTATCCGGGAAAATATCCGTATCGATACGCGAACGGAATGACGAGCAACTACCTTATTAATCCAAATTATACATCATCAAATTTTCAAATGATTATTTACGGACCAGTTGTCAATCCTCAAGTCACGATAGGAAGCAACACATATCTGGTCAATATTACATTGGAAACAGGAGAATATCTTCGAATTGACAGCCGTTCCAGAACTATCGCAAAAGTACTGAAGAATGGCGAAGAGATGAACGCATACCACTGCAGGAGCAAAGGAAGAGAATTCTTCCAAAAGATTCAGCCGGGGCGACAGATGGTATCCTGGACGGGAAAATTCGAATTTGACATTACTGTAATCGAAGAAAGGAGTATACCGAAATGGACAGCCACACCTTAGAAGACACAATATCAAAAATTCGTTTCATAACGACAAAACCGACCGGAGAAGAATGCGGAGAACTGTGCGATAGTGCGGAGGCAGATATGGACATTGGAAACACAAATGATTTCGAGGTCACGATAGCGGTGTCAGATTATGACACTGAACGCATGGGATACAGATGCCGGATATTCGCTCCGGGAACAGAGTATGGGGGAATTATTGGAGACATCGAATCTATATCCGGTACACGAAAAGTTGCACTGCGTGGAAGAACATGGAGAGGAATGCTGCAATATAAAGTAGTAGAGCCACCGGCCGGACAGGACCATCTGGTTTTGTCAGGTGAATTAAATACAGCAATCCGAACATTGATAGGAGATCGCTTCGGCGATCTCATGGTTATTCCAGAAGTGGATACAGGCATAACAATAAAAAGCTGGCAGGTAGACCGCTATGTAACATTATACGATGCACTACAGAAATTGGTGAGTAACTACGGCTGTAGACTGCAGATCCAGTACGCACAGCCAGAAGGACTGGAATATGGCTATGTAACAGTACGGGCGGTACCGATAGTAGATTATTCTGAACAGTTGGAATATAGCCAGGAAGAGGGTATATACGTAACGGTCCGGGACTGCAGGAATGGCGTCAACCATTTGGTGTGCGTCGGAGAGGGAGAAAAACAGGATCGAGTCGTGCTACACCTATACGTACAGAAAAACGGAACTATTGGGAAAAAACAGTACTACACCGGATTGAATGAGATATCTGCAGTATACAACTATTCCAGTGCGGAAGCAGACAAACTGGAAGAAGATGGAACAAAACGGCTTAAAGAACTACAGAATTATAAAAAATGTGAAATGACAATCGATAATGCGGATCTGGAGATAGGTGACATCGTAGCCGGCTATGATGCGGTTACGAATACACAGGTTATCAAACCAGTCATACAAAAGATCCTGAAGATGCAGAATGGAAATATAACAATAGACTACAGCGTGAAAGGAGAAGATGAGTAAATGGCAGGAATGAAAGGAATTACGGTTAACACAGCACCGGAAGCCGAGCCGCATATATATGCTGAAGACGATGCGGCTATATACCAGGCAATATTGGGCAGTGACGGCGTGTCTACAATTGGACAAGCCTGCAAAGCTACTATACTTAGCAATAATAAAGTAAGAGTGGCGGACGGAGTAATCTGCGTGGGTGGACATATGGCAAGAATCCCGCATGGAGAATATGAAGATTGCGAGATTATGAATGGACAGTCGGAAAAAAATAGAAACGACATTATTGTAGCGAAATTCGAAACCACTGGTACTGGTGGAATTGATACCATGACTTGTGAAGTGATTCAGGGAACGGCCGGAGAGACTGCTACAGATCCAGAGCTTGCACAAGACGATATATATACCGGCGGAAAGACAAGGGAACTCCCATTGTACAGGGTAAAGATAGAGGGACTGAGTATAGTAGCAGTAGAGCAGATGTTTAAACTAAAACCAACGGCGGAAGAACTAAAGCTGTTGATTGAGTCCGTTGACAAGAAACTGACTAATAAAACACCAATTTACGGGACCACAGCTCTTATTGAAACCCCAGCTAATGGTTATAAAGACACAACTGTGAAATTTGGAAAAACTTTTTCGAAAGCACCTGTCGTGGTGATATCGCTATCCGGTGGATCACAAAATACAAAATCGTTCGGAGTACAGGTTTTAAGTACGACCGCCAGTAGTTTCGTTGTTCGTACTGTTAACGGAAACAATTCAAGTTTGACTATTATGGTTAACTGGTGTGCATTTCCAAAGGGGGCATAGATGAGAATATTACAGTTTAAGGTGGCTGGCCAGAACCTTAGTAAGGACGGAGACTTCTCTGGTATTGTGGCCGGAACAAAAGGGTATCTGTATACGGAATATAACTTCGATTCGGAATGGGACGGTTGCAGGAAGGCAGCCGTCTTTTCAAGATACGACAAAGAATATCCTGTCCCGATTGTGAACGGTAGATGTGCCGTACCGGACGAAATCACGGAATATAAACGTTGGAAGGTGTATCTGGTCGGCGTGAAAGACGGATACAAGATTACGACAAATGAAGTGGAGGTGAGGCAGTCATGACATTAGAGGAAGCATTAGCAGCTTCGGAAGCTGAACCGGTGAATGACATATTTCTGATCAATCCGGAAACCCGTACAATCACGGTGCCAGAGACGGAAAAATCTTTGGTGTATCACATGACGGAAACACTGAAAGAAAACATTTCCGGTGTCCGAAAGTCGTAGGGGATAACATAGATCTGTCTACCATGCATTTGTACATTAACTATCAAAATGCCAACGGAGATAAATATCCGTACTTGGTAGAGGACATACGGACAGATGGCGACTATATTACATTTTCGTGGCTGATCGGCCCAGATGTGGTTGCATATAAGGGACAGATTAAGTTCATTGTATGCGCCAAAAAGGGAGATGGAACAATTCCGGAATGGAATACCACCCTTGCAGAAGGTACCGTACTGGAAGGTCTGGAAGCCACAGACGAGGTGGTGGAACGAAATCCGGATATCATTACGCAGTTGTTGAATCGTATGCGCGAGGTTGAAAAGATTGCAACAAAGGAAGCAATGCAGGAGTATGTAAACACATATCTTACAGAGCATCCAGTTGAGATTGATG